GGAGTAACTTGCAATGGCACGTAAGGTGCGTATACGTATCCACTTTCTAAGAAAGAAGAACCGATACGACCAATCAACAATACGTTACGTGGGAAGTAAGGATCAACGATAACGTCAAACTTACGGTTCAAAGAACCAGCTTTAACAGCACCGATGTCTCCACGGTCAGCATCAGCAGTAACGTTTGCACGGAAACCAGCTGTGAATTCCAAGATGTTTGCAACTTCAGGGCCACAAACAACGTGAGTAGCTCCACCGCGCAAAGTCTTTCTGTGAATCTGAGCAGATACGTCATTGACTGTTTCAATCAAAGTTTCATACCATTCAGATACAGTTCCAGTGAAGTCAGGAGCAGCAGAAGATGCACCAATTTCAGCACCAGTTGTACGGTTTACGAACAAGCCAGGAGAACGAGACCAGTAGAAAGTAGCAGCAGTTGCGCCATTTACAAGGTCAGCCAAGATCTCACGATCGATTTCCAAAGCAATTTGCTCTGACAAGATAGAAGTCAATTCAACCTCAGCATCAATGTTGTGGTAAGCGTTCAAGTCTTGTCCTAATTCAGGAGTCCACTTTGCTTTCAACTTTTTGGTTTGAGCAGTGATCGCTGTAGAGTCAACCTTGATGTCGATCTCTGGAATTTCGCTATTGTTCTCCAATAACATTGTGAAGGTATCAATTGTTCCGTCTCCGGCACCACCAGTAGCAGTGTCTTTTGCAGGATAACGGACAGCTTCGACACGTAAAGCATCAGTACCAACAGCTGTTGCTGCAGTATTAATAACGTCAGTGTATGTTCCAGCTGCATCTACTAAGAAGAATCGAACTGCAGCTGCATTACTAGTAATAACAGAAGTAGAATCTTCAAGATGTTGAGTCAAGCGACGAACTTGAGAAATTCCAGTGATTACACCAGGTGTAATACCACCGTTGTTATCCAAGAACAATCTAATTCCGTCAGAAATACCTTGCACAGAGGCAAGGTCAGTACCGTCTTGAAGTTCTTTCAAAGCGAAAGCAGACATGTTGTCGAAGTCTGGGTTGGTGAAGTGTGAATCAGCAATATCAAAAACAACAACGGTTTCTGTTCCAGCAGTTTTTGACAAAAGGTCTGGGTCATATTTCAACACTTTCTTCTCTGCGTCTGTCAATGCTCCATCAAGAGTAATAATAGCTTTAAGACCAATGTCTCCAACAGCACCAGTTACAGAAACAGATCCAGCTAAGCCAACAGCTTCTGGTGAACCATAAGCATATCCAACCATTCCACGAGTTTGTGAAAGATCGCCACCACGAGCATCAACAAGATCAACACCGTCGATTACTCCAGAACCAACCTTGTTAGTACCGTAGATAGAAGCGTTTTTAAGATTACCAAAACGAGAATCTTGAGTATCAGAACCATTCAATGATGGTGAGTATACAAAGTCAAGAAAGAAGATTAAACCAGATGGCAAAGACATCGGTTGAACACTTACAAGATCGTTTGCGATAAGTCCGGCGAATACACGACGAACGATTGGGAAAGCAACAGCAGCAAAACCTGCAACATCACCTGCTCCCATTGAAGAACTTTCTTTCAAAAGTTGCTTAGCTTGGTTCTCTAAAAGAACAGCCATATTTTGTGCTTTAGCACCGTCCAAACCTTCCAAAAGTCCAGTTTGAGTCCATTTATTTAACAGAGCGGCGCCTTCGGTTTCCATATTACGGTTAACCATGCCCTCTGTGAGTGTTTCGATAATTGACATTTTAAAATCTCCTTAAAATTATTTTATGCCGGCAAGTCTCTGCATCTTCTCTTTGAGAGATGGTTCAGAATTCTTGCTTTCTTTAATGTTTTGTCTCGAATTTAGCATAGAACTTAAGTTCGATCTTCGATTGACAGACTCGCTAAGTGATTGTGGGCCTCTTGTGCTGTTAGGCGTCGACCCCACTGTAGCTTTGAGTGTCTCGTGAAGTCTTTTAGCTTCTTTCGGAGACTCCGCATTGGAGATGGCTTCGACAATTTTTGACTTTTGTCGCTCATTCAGGGAGGCATCGCTCAGTGTGCGGTTTTGATATAAAAACTTTGCGTTGGACAATAAAGATTCCTCAAGATAGGATTCTAGCTTGGTAAGGACGCTTTCCAGTTGTGTTCTTTGTTGCGTCAGACTCTTTACTGTCTCGTGTAATTCGTTAACTTTGCCCAT